CCTCGACATGAATGCTATACTGGCAGAGCACCCAGTGCCAGTTATCATGTACACAATGCGGCCTGAGGTGGCCGCATACCAAGAGGGAGAAGTCTCATGGACGTTCAATCCAAGTCACGAACTTCTGTACTCCGTCGCCGGAGCGCAGACCTACCAGCATGAGATATGGAACTATCACTATGACACGCTCACTGCATGGACGACACGCGGCCTGACACATTATTATGTCGAGCGCCGCAGAGTCTCCAACACGCATGAACTCGTGATGCTAACACCAATCACGCACGTACCATCTATTCAGATGCGTAAGCGTGTCATACCTGAGAAACTCCGTGAGCAATTTGGCGTCCTTATCGACATCCGTAACTCCTACCAGCCGAGATTGCCATCGCCACCACAGATAGTGGCACTGCTGAACACAAGAATGACCCTCATCAGTCGTTTTCAACCAGTAGTTGATGGCAAGTGGTGTCTGTTTGACGTGCAAACGTCCACAGGCCGCAGCACCACATTCGCAAAGGTTGGGAGCTATGACTGCTTGACTGTGCCAACGAACATGTACGACAAGATTGTCGCGCACGCAAAGAACAAGACGTCAAAGTACACAATGCATGATCTCCTTGCAACCACCGGAGATTCTTGCCAGGACTTTGTAACATATCTGCGTGAAACAATAGTGCATGCGCGTCCGACCATTTTCCCGGTCGAACACGGCACAATTCGTTACCAATACGGCGTAATGGAGGACGACACAGCGAAGCCAACCATGGTTTGCCTGATGTCCCCCGTAGTCGACGGCGCTCACGCGCCCGACAAGTCGCGAGAGAACGAGAGACAGGCTGTCAAAGAGCGTATCAGTCGATATCGCAAGAACGACGCAGTCCCGCCCACCAAATCCATCAGAAGATATCAGGATGAGTTCATCGGATTAATATTACGTGGCCACAGACACACATGCCACCCGGTGGACACTGATGAGATTTCCGAGCGCCAACCACGCCCGCAGCAGCGAAAAATCATCGACGACGCGTTGAACGGCTCCAAGCCGGAAGCGGCGAACATTGACCTCAAGACCACTGAGACATTGCTCGCCGGTAAAACCGTCAAGATGACCGAAGCCGAGATGTACCATTCCGACAGTGAGTCGAGTGATGAAAAGTCGAGCATCGCCTCAGACACAGATGCGGTTGATAGTAGCAGATATCAACGCTATGACACGGATTTCTCAGATCATGTCCCAACATATGAGACATACTATGCTGATCCGTTTGAGACGGCACACGTGGAACACTTGCCTGAGAAGAAGTATGAGTTTAAGGATCTGGATAGTTACATCAAGAAGATCTTGAAACACACTTACAGATCAGTGCTCATGGCATTCCCCAAGGTAGAAGCATATGGAAAAGTCACACCACCACGCATCATCACCACATATGACGGAGCCACAAAGATGCGCTCTTCCGCTTTCCTCTATGGCATGGAACACATCCTAAAGGAACAGCCATGGTACGCCTTCGCCAAATCACCGCAGGACATCCAACAGCATATTGCCACTGGTGCATATAATTCACAGTGGGCCACGCTGGCGGACCAGAGCCGTTACGACGCCCATAAGGGCCAAGCTCTGCGGGAATTTTGGTTGAAGTTTCAGCTAGCTGCATTTCATCCATCTCACCACGCGGAAATTCTGCAGGACTATTGCAATCAGGTCCACAGGAAAGTACGCATGCCTTTGGGAACAACATACAAGTCAGGACTTGCACAATTATCCGGCTCCCCATACACCGCTTTCTCCAACTCACTAGAAGACGCCTATCTAGCATTCGGCGCAGCCAGACGTGATGGACACGACAAGTACGAAGCGTGGGAGCTCGTGTGCAAGAGCATGTTCGGCGGGGACGACTCCGTGATGTTTGACATTAGTGAAGAGTCGGTCCAACACTTCTGTGTTGAACATATGCTTGAAGTAAAGACACACCTGGTAAGACGGGGGGAGCCTGGATTGAACTTCCTAGCTAGATATTACTCCCCACTTGTATGGACTGGATCAACCGATAACGTGTGCGATTATGTACGTCTTCTGAGTAAATTCCACACCGTTGCTAACTGTGCTAACGAGGCTGAGAGGTTGCCGCGTATGTTAGCAAAGGCTAGAAGTATTTACATGTCAGACCGAAATAGTAAAATTGTCTCAGAGTTATGTCTAAAGATCATGACCATCTGCGAACATATCCCAGTGAGATTTAGTTCCGAGGTATTTTGGGCTCGATACCCTAACGAGGAACAATTCTCCTGTGAAGACGTCGATTTCGCAGCAGCAGAATTTGACAGACAATTTGAAGCGGCCCAACTGATATTTGATGAAGACGGATTTCGCAATTGGCTTGGAACGCTTACGACTCCAGCTTCGCTACTTGCTGAGCATGAACCCTTCTCCTCCCTCATCCCAGAACGAGAA